AAGAGTGTTTGTATTCCATACCATATTAGCGGTAGTTTCGAATATATTTATTTTTTCATTAAGAATGTTAAGCATGTCTGAGAACTCTGTATCATTACCAGGAACTTTTCCAAACTGATTAATATCGTAAAAGTATTGTTCAAATATATCCATCTGCGCTTGGTTAGCAAATAGATTAAATTCCTGAGGAGTAACATATCCTCTTTGTTCCTTATTAAGTATTGCTAATACTCTTTGATAAACAGTATCTACGCTTACAGCCATAATTTATTTTTTATTTATTATAATAATAGGCCACCTTCCGATAGCCTATTACTATAAAGGTGACTATTTAAGTCTTTTTTCAATTGCTTTGTATACTTCCATTCCTTCATCCGTTTTAAAGAACGCTGCTAATGCAGAATAAGGATGTTCGTCGAAAGGCACAGTCATTACTTTTCTACCACTCTCTCCGTAAGTAAATGTTCTTTGGTCTGGCGATAGTGTCAATATATTAGACTCTACTGCTTTTGCACCAAAACTTCTTAATTGTACGTTATCATCCTGAGCTAAGCTCATGAATAATTGAGGTTGATTCCTAGCAAAAACCAGCACGTCTCTTTTTAATTCAGTAGATGTCAAGGCATTAACCCCTTCTCCTATTTCAACTCTTAATATAGCCTCTGACTCTTCTATAGGAAGACTTTTAGCTAAATTTAAAGCCGCTAATTCGTATTCAATCCAATCTGATTGATTTTTGGCTTCTTGTACAGGCTTATATTCTTCTATAATACCTTCTGACGCATATGGATGATATAGTGATAAAAGTTGTTGTAAAACAACGTCTTCCCCTTTTACTCTTAATAAGCCATCTCTAAATACAATCCGTCCCATTGTAACTTGTCCAACTTGTTCGTCTACAAAACAAGATTTTTGATTGGTAGCATATCTTAATTCTCTTTGATACCCTTTATCTTTGTCAAACCATAATAATGATTTTGTAGAACTGTGTGATGTTGGCACTGTAAATACTAAAGGTTTTTTACCTCTAGTTAATTCGTATAATCTGTCTTTAACGATCCAGTCGTTATTTGGAGCAGTCACTCCTTTTGCTTTTGCAGCCATAATATAATATAATATAAATGTTAATAATAAAAGTAATAATTACCCCCGTAATTTCAACGAGGGTAAATATTACATTAATTTAATCTACTATGTAGCTTTGAATAATACAAAGTTATTAGCAGCTTGAGTACACATTGTTCTTTCTGATAAGAAGTGAACATTCATTGCATCCTCGTCACTTGTGTAGTTTCCTCCAACTGAACCAGTAACCCAAGATTTCAAACGTCTGTCATCAGCCTCTGAAGCTCTATAACGGATATGTAAGAAAGGTCTTGAAATGTTCTGCCCTAATTGTTGGTCATAAACTGTAGAAGTTCCTGCTGGTACTAACACACCTTTAATATCGTCAATTAATCCACGAGTTGTAGAATCGTTTAGATATTTCCAGTCAGTTTTGTAAAAGTCATAAGAACCTCTTCTGAATCCTGAGAAACCTAAGTTTAAAGCCATATCTTCAGAGTTGTCAAATACACCGTAAGATGTACCACCTGCTCCGTAAGAATTTTGTGTAGCTAACATATTGTCAATAGATAAAGATGTACCTCTGTCTAAGAATAACATGTTCTCTTCAATTGCTCCCTGCTTATCAAGCTCTTGTAATATTGAATCAAATTGGTCAAGACCAGTTGCTCCTGCTACTATTGAACTAAAGTTTGGATCGTTATAAACTAATCCTCTTTCTTCAATAGTACTAAACAAACCTTGCGTACCTGTAATAGCTGCTCCTGCTGCATCCTTAAACGCAGATTGTGCATTAGTCGCTTCAACCATACTCATTTCTAAGTAGTCTTCAAAACGAATTCTAGACTCATGCTCAGATTTTAAATACCATAAGTATCCACCTGTTCCGATTTCAGTAGTAACTTCAACCCATCCGATTTGAGCAACATCTGAACCATTTACAGAGTACCTGTCTCTTAAGATGATTGGTTTGTTACTGAAAGTAGTGAAAGAAGCGTCAATTGAATTACCAGCTAAGCTAGATCCTTTTCCATATTCAGAACCGAATACAAATAAGCTAAGTGGAGCCGCTGCTGTTGCACCTGTTAAAGCTGCTGGCAACTGACCATTAACTGTATCATATACTTCGATGTTGTAAACCTGATCTGCTCCTGCTCCAATTGGAACTAAAGACTTTACAAAAGCTTTTACTGTTTCGTTACCTAAAGCTATTACTACTGTCATACCAGGTCCTAATAATGGAACTTTTCCATCTGCTCCGGGAGAAGCTAATGCAATTGTTTTAGAAGCTGCTGTTCCAGATTTTACAGTATCATAAGCGATATGTAATCTTCCTTGCTCAGACCAAACTACTTGATCAGATGCCATTGGCATTTCTGCCCCAACCATACGTAAGAAACCTGTAATCGTTCTGTTTCCATAACGCTCTACTTCTTTCTCATATACTTCTGGTAAAAATTGTTGTGCCCAGTCCATATCCGTTAAAGACAAATAGTTGTCTCCGAATAATCCTTTTACGGGTCTTGGTGTTAAATGCGCTAAGTTAGCTAATGTAGCTGGCGCTGTTGCAAATCCTGCCATAATTTTTTTACTTTAAATGTTTAAATGATTTTATCTTTAATTTTGAATCACTACCCCCACTGTCAACTGATCTTACGCTCCACCCACCATTGTTCGGTTTAACATTTTCATGAACACCTCTCGCGCCCATTTTAATGTTTTTCGAATTAGATACGCTTTCTTTCATTGCATCGGATTTACCCTGCTCATAGAAATGTTGTGCGACAGAATCTGCATTCATAGCTGTAAACAAACTTTTGTGATAACCTTGAGCATCAGACATTACACCATCTTCATTCAAGAACTTCTTGATAAAATTGTTAATGTCACTCTGATTGTTTTTCACAGTTTCCGCATCTTTAACTTTAAATCGGTATTTTTTATCACCAACAGAATAATCAAAACCTTTGAAATTCTCATTGAATAATTTACCAGTTTTATCTAAAAACGCATTTGTTTGCTTCTCAGCTGTTTGAGTTGCTAATTCATTTTCTTTTGTATAGCGATTGAAAAAATCTACCGCTTTCTTTTGTTCAGGNGCTAATTTACTACCTCCTTTTATCTCTTCATAATACGTAGACTTTAAATTGTCTAAATATGTTTTAGCTTTTGAAAGCTCTTCTTTCCTAGCTATTTTCTTTTTTATCACATCTCTGTCATCATCGATGTCTTCGTCGAATGCAAAGTTCTCATCTAATAAGAACGCTACTTCATCGCCATCTAAATGAGGTTTTGATGTTTGGTAATACTCTTTTAATAACTGATCTTCATCTAAAGAGCCGTAGTCTACGTTTAATTTAACATAATCTTCTAAGCTTCCTCCCGTTTCATTTATAAAGTTAACTACCTTTTGTATATTTTCAGGTAACTCAACACCTGCAGACTGCTCTACAATAGCTTGCTCAACTTGCTCTTCGAGTTCTTCTACCTGCTCTACAACTTCTTCGTCTGTTATTTCTTGTAGAAATTCACTCTCTAATTCTTCTTGAACGGGTTCGTTAGTTTGAACGGGCTCTGGTTGTTGTGGTACTTCTGCTTCCACTTCTTGTACAGATTCGGTTTGTTGATCTGCAACCACGTCTGCTGTTTCTTGCTCTGTATTGGCATTTGGTTCTACGGGTTTAGAAAGATCTAATTTAATGTTTCCGCTTTCGGAAATGCTTGCTGGACCTGTCTGTTCTACTTGTTCAACTGGAGCTGGTGCTTCAGTAGTTTTTTCGGTAGGTTTTTTTATTTTAAACGTACCTTCTGTTTTTTGTGCTTCCGCCATGATAAAATATTATATAATTGTTATTACTATTATTACCTAGGCTCAAAAGAACCTAAGCCAAATCCACCACCCATTACGTCATTTCCTGACGATTCAAAGTTTTTTGGCGGTAAATTGTCTTTACGCTGTGTAATCATTTCACTTTGTTGCGTTCCTTGTATTTTTGTACGCTTGTCTTTTCTGTCTTCAATTGCACTCTCTTTTGCTTTCATAGCTTCAACTTCCATGCCTTTAAGCTTCATGTTAAATTGAAATTCAAGTTCCATCAATTGTTTTTTAGCGTCGACTTCAAGACTTAATCTTTGCTGTTCAATTTGACCTTTTAATTGTTCTAGTTGTGCTTTAGTTTGAAATAAAGCTTGATCTTTTTGAACTTCTGCTTGAGCTGCCACTTGTTGAGCTTGAGCATTCGCTTGAGCCTGAGCTTGTATATTAGCTTGCTGCTCTGCTTGCAATCTTTCTTGGCGTTTCTTTTGCCTAACCTTTAATAACTGATTAGCTAATTTAATGTTCTTAACCTCCCTTATATCAATTGCATCTGACAAATCAATTAAACCTGCTTGCAAAGCAGTTTGTACGTTATTTTCTAACATAGCTTTTTGCTCATCATCGGGAGTAAGATCTAAGTATATACCGAAATCATGCATGTGTAGATTCTCCATCTCTTTAAGAGTAGCTACATTAAAACCGCCTATTTTTTGTATGAAAGCTTCTTTTGCTGGATGATATTCTAATATATCTGATATTCTTAAAGATAAGCATTCTGCTGTTTCTTTTGTTAAAAACAAACCAGCATCTAATATATGTCTTGTAGCTGTATTTGAATTTGCTGCTGCCATTTTTTGAATACCAACTAAAGCTCTTGAATCTTGCGTGCTACCATCTCTAGCTTCGTTTAAACCAGTTACATCTCTTATCATTTGTAGATAGTAATTGTAAGTCTGAATTAACGTAGCCATTTTTTGTCCACCACTACCAGTTTGTATTTCCTGTATAGGAACTTTACCTGGATTCATATCACCGTCTTGAGTAAACGATCTACCAATAACAGATCCTGTTTGAAAGAACATATTAAGCGCTTCCTGTGGATTGTAATTAGTTCCGTTACCTAAGTCAACTTCATTAATACCATCAGCATCCAAATAAACACCGTCAGGTATCATTCT